CCTACGCTTGAAGTTGCTGATAGACCAGTCGGTCGAACGACTGCTTCGTCAACAGATCCCCAGCCATTTTCACCCCAGTTTAAAGTACCCCAACCAGGTTGAACATAAGCATCAACCGTTCCTAAGGAAGTGGTTGCTGATACACCGGTAATGGAAACTGTTTCATCGGAGAGATCTCCCCAATTTGAATCGCCCCAGGATTTAGCACCCCAACCTTGAGCGTAAACGTTAGTGTCGCCCCAGTCAGATTGACCCCAGGTTAATCTTCCCCATCCTGTAGCCATAAGGAATGCCTCCTTATGCTATCTGTATGATTGCTGTTGATGCCGCTGCTGCGGGAAACTCTATTGTGAAAGTTCCACTTGTAACGGTTTTGTCTCCACCAAAATCAATGGCACAGACTGCTGCGTCACTTGAATGTGAATCATTAAAAATTAAACAGCCTCGCGCAGTGAAGGAAGCTGAAGTCCAACTCGTGTTAGAAAAATCACAAACCGCTGTATCACTATCCAACACAGGAGTTACACTTGTTAAAGCATTTCCTTTTGCTGTATAGCCACCAGTAGTCGCTAATTCTTCTGAAGTTGTATAAACAGTTGTAGATTTATTTAAAGTCGCATCACTATCATACAATGCTAAGTTAAAAGTATTACCACTTGATGCAGTAAAATTATGTTCAGCCTCTAAAATTTCCTGTTTGAAACTGTTACAAATTGCTGATGTTATAGCCATAGTTTTTATTCCTTTTAAGGTGAAGGTGAATCAATTTTTATACGAATCGTTCCATCGTCATAATCATCTCTTCGTCTTCTACCTACTTGTTCGATAGCGAACTTCTCTACCTCTTTATTATATCGTTGCTCGTAATATGTCAACATGTCTTGAGGGCCTTTTAAATACCCAAAAGCTTCTACTAAAGAGGCATAAAGCAGGCCGTTCGCAAAATTCTTGCTTAAATACGTTCCACTAATATTATTAACTAAACTACCTGGTATAGCTACATAATTAACTTGAAAAGTATAGGTTTTATCAGGACATGGAGCAAACATAATCGTGCCAGATGTCGTATCTGAAAACCCTGTAGCTCCTCCAAACATTGCATAGTATTTAGGAATATCTCTGCCTGTGGCTACGGTTGTACCTGCTGAACCATAATTATTATATTCATTAAGAAAGGTGACATCTCTTTTTTCTAAATATTTTAAAGTATTGGGAGAAGTATCATCTTCGGTAACCTGAACTGATCGTACTACTAAGCACCCAGCAGGAGCGTTGATATATTCTTGACCTACGACTAAAGATCCTGTTTGAGATTTTCTATCCGCATCTATATTAACATCTCTTAAAATTCTAGTTTCCGCATCTGTAATAAAACCATCAGTAATCGTAGCTGTAAAAACATTTGTGGTATCCGTAACTTCAGTGTAATTCTGAATTGCTGTCGTCAATGTTGCATATGTAAAATTAGTTGCCATTAGCTTTGCGGTCCTATCGCTTTTAAAGTTACAGGTCCAGAAGAAACACTATCTCCTCCAAACTTTATCCCTCCAGTTGTAGCAGTATCTGTATTAACCGTAAAGTGATAATAATTCGCTGGAGTTTTTAAAAGAGTAACCGTTGCTCCTGTAAGATGAGCAGCTGCTGTAGAACCAAAAGCTCCTCGAGTAATTCCTGTTAAATTATTTCCACTCGTTCCCGTGTAACTTAAAATTTCAGTATCAATTAAAACTCCCCATGTTGGTGTTCCGACTGGATTGGTTGACGTAGGTTCAGACTGTCCAGTAGCCACTCCAGTAAATTGTGTTGCACTTGCTATAAGTACAGTTGTCGTACTGGCGTCAATTCCTCCATTAAGAGTAGAAGTGTTGGCATAAAGATATCCTGGCTTAATTGTATAACCTGCAGCTAAACAAATTTTAGCTCCTGTAATTCCATCTATCGTAGGAATATCTTGAAACACAAATACACCATCATCAACAGTCCCGGTCGTGCCTCCAGTCGTAGGGGGCCCTCTAAATCTTACCGTATCTCCATAACTTCTTTGATGATCTGTTTGTTCAACATTTATAATTCCCGAAGCAGCCGCATAAGTTTGAAAAGGATTATAGCCTAACCAACGTAATGCATCTGGCGCAGGTTGTTGAACTCTTACTTTACCAAGCGCAGTAGGATCTGCTTGATGAGGGTAAGGATTTAATTGAGGTTGTTTAGATTCAAATTCAGAATAATGAACAAATAAACCATTCCATTGAGTAACCATTTCATTCCATGGAAAGGACTGTCCACTAATGTCTGAAACTGCAAGTGCATATTTTCCTTGTGCATATCGTGCCATAATTAAATATTAGGATAGTATGTTTTCGGCGTAATATAAGTACTTGCCGCAGAACCATCCGCTGCCTCCGCTCTGACTAATTCATCTTCGTATAATAATTTTAAATTTTGTGTTCTATCGAGTGCATATTTTAAACTTAAATAATATGCTAAACCTGAACACATAGCGGGAATATAATTATAAGGAACATCGGTCGCATTAAAATAATCTCCTGCGTCTTGAATTCTTTTTAAATACCAAAAATGAATATAATTTCCTGCCTGAGTAGAACTCGGAGTAATATATAAAGTAACATTAACTTTATCAATGAATCGTTGAACCCAGTATTCTGAAGGTTGACCTTCCGCTAATCTATTTGAATTAGCAGCATAACTATCTCTATCAATTTTACTTAAAGGAGTATCCGATTGAGTGGTAGCCCCTCGATTAGTTCGATAAGACATTTGAAGAACGTCTTCTATTCCATAAATACTTTCCGCAACCCCAGCATTTGTTACACCAGCATCACTGGTTCCATCTGCCGTAGATCGATACAAAGTATAGATAGCTTGAGACTCAACTAACGTGACATTAGTTTCCGCGACTTCCCAAAAATGCAAACCTCGATTAGCCCATTCTTGAAAAAGAATGTTAAGAGATCGTCTTGCCGTTTTTAACTGGTAACCAGCAACTCCACGAAGACCACATCTTTCAAAAGCTTCTTCAATAATTTCATCAATCGAAAAAGTTTTTCCAAAAGTAGCTGTTCCAGAAGTAGTATTACCGCTCGTAGCCATACTCTACCTCCTTCTTATGTGAATGTTCCAGTAACTGTCAAAAAATCACAATTTGATAAAACCGCATACATTCCAGTATCACAATAGATACCTTGACCGGGAACATAAAAGTGAGTCCATTCACCATCTGCAGTTCCAAATTTAAGTTCAGCAACTAGATCACTAGCTGTTGTACCAGCAACTGAATTATAAATTTTTACACTTGCATCAGCAGCACTGGCTTGTGCACTAATCGCCATGATTCTGGCTTTAGTAATATTAGTTGCAGTTGTTTTCACATACTTTTGAAGTTGTGCTGTTGCAGCGACCGCAATGGTCTGTTTTACATCTGTTTGCATTTATTCTCCTAATTCTGTGAGCCCCCGAAGGAGCTCACAATTATGAATCTTACGATTCCTTAGCCCAAAGACCTTGAGCATCTACAACTGTCCAATGGGCAGTTGAGTTCAAAGATGCAAGGGTCACATAGTCTCCTACTTTTGAGGTAGCTTGTGTATTAATAAGGTCTTTGTTGTCTGTTAAAGATCCTGCATACAAAATACCATCAATACTTACTGGACTAATAGTCAAATTGTTTTGACCATCTGCTCCTGTATTTACAAATGTATATACATTCCCAATAGCAATGGATGGTAGGGTGAATACTACATCCTTAGTGTTTGATAAAAGTGTTTTTCCACAATCACCATTATTAATAACAACAGTGTAATTTGAATCCTTCTGTTCGATATTGAATCCAGTTACTCCTGCTTCGTTTTTCTTCCCAACTAATACTGGGCCTCTAAACAATGTTGATGCCATAATTATAATCCTCCTAGTTTGTGAATCTAGTCTCTAGGCCGTCGACTATACGCGTCTAGATTCATTAAATAATTGTATAGTAATTAATCTATAGCGCAGATTTGCGTTCAGCGCAAGGTATCCCTACAGAAATGTATGATTTTTGATAGCGCTTAAGTGGCTATCGAAACTTCGGGCTTGGCGTCTTTAATTTGTTTAAGACGAGTAGCTTCTTCAAATTCTCGAGCAATAATCTGTTTAACAATTTCCTGAATTTTTTTATCAATATAGGACATATTAATATTATACTTGCCCTCCTTCAGGTGCTCCTGCTGCCACTCTAGTTCCAAGGACCGTTTTGTAGTGTATAGGTCTTGTGTCATTTATAACCTCCTCATAGGTTATTCGACGGGTATCTCGATACATTCCCGTTGATTCCCACTTTATACTCTTTTCTCCTAACTTGTCAAGGATAGAATCTTCAAGGGATTTAGCATTATCTTCAGCTAAAACTTCAAATTTAGCATGATAATCGTATGCCCAAATATTTATGAGGAATTTCTTCATTTTCTTACCTTATTTTTAAAATGAGGCGGTTTTAAGGCCGCCTCATTAATTAGTTATTACGCACCTTCAACACCGAAGATACCTCTATAGTCGGATACTCCAAATGAGTATCTTTCTCTAGCTTTGTATCTAACGTTGCCAGTATCGAAATCACCTTCCATAGCAGTTTTTAAAGCTGCTCTTTGGAACATTTTCATACCGTTAGGGATATCAGTAATGATGTACCAACTGTCTGTATCAGTTAAGAAATTGTTCACTCTATAACCTTGAGGAACCATTCCCATTGATGCTACAGCGTTGATATCATTATCTGCTGTTCCAGTTCTACCTGGAGATTTCATCAATCTCTCAATGTTGAACTGATTAGCTGAAGGAACAATTGCTTTTATTCCTCTCGCTGCGACTCTTATTCCACGTTCATCCGTCATGCCAGCAATGTCAATCAATGCTTGCTCTAAAGATGTTTCGTTTAAGTCTGCTTGCGTTGTTAAAGTATTTTTAACTACTGTTCCACTAACCGTTGGGTGATTAGTTGTGAACAAAGATACAGCATCACCAGAATCAAAATTATCCGTTGAAGGAAGACCTTGAATTAAAGGTGTTACTGCTTTTACTTGTTTCGCATTAGACATAGATCTTGCTAAAGCTTTTGTATATCTAGACGCAAGTCTGTCATACAAGTTGTCCTCAATCGCTTCTTCAGTGATTGAGAATGCTAAAGCAATAGTGTCGTGTGTGTAACGTGCAGTGTAAGTTTCTTGTGCTTCATCGTATGATACGCCTGATCCTTCCACTTTAACGTTTGCGTTTGCAAAACCACTTAACATTACTTCTTCTTCAAAAGCTCTGTCAGATGATTCTGTTGTATAAATTTCAGCATGCTGATTTTCATACCTTTTGTACTCCAGGCCGAATAGTGCATTCAATCCTGGCTCTAGTTCTTTAACTAGTTGTGATCGTGATATTGCCATAATTATATACTCCTATACTCCTGTTGTTAGTTTAAAGATATGAAGACCAGTAGCCATAACGCAATAAGCGTTAGCGTTAGCTGAACTTGTATCGCTGTTATCAGGATCTGTTGAGATTCCGATTTGTTTGAAGTTACCACCTGTTCCAGTATTAGACGTGTCTAATTCTGAAGTTGATTGGCCAGTAATAGTACTTCCAGATACACCTGCAAAATCCATTGCTGAATTATTCATTGCTGCTGTTCCTGTACCACTATGCTGTGCTTCATATACGATTTCTGGGTCTGCATATACGGATGCTTTAAGATCAGCAGCTGCTGTGCTTGCTGGATAATAAGCGCTCCATGTTGGTTTATTTGTTGTTGGGTCACTATAAAATACGCCACCGAAAACACCTGCTACTTGTGTGTCTTCAGCTGCTGCTGCTTCAATACCACCTGCTGCAACAGCTTCAACTACTTGACCAGTATAAATTGCTGTATTGTAGTTGTTGGCGATCTTGTACTCTTCAGTTCTGATTTGTCCACCTACAAGTGATCTCGTAGGTCTAAAACCAAAAGCTGCGTCTTGATTTGCCATATTTGTTCCTTTTGT